ACTCTTTTTGCACGGGCGCAGTTGGACGGAAACGTATCAGGCGGGCGGCTGGCAGCGGTTCAGCCTCCAACGGCTAACAAGAAACTTGGGTGACTTGCGGTTTAGGGCTTGCGGTGTCGCTGGGGTGTGCTATGTTCTCCCCAACGCGAACCAAACCTAACCACGAAAGGCACCAACCATGTTCAAGCGTTCCGCTCTCGTCGCTCTCGCGGCGGGCGTCCTGTCCGTCTCCCTCTCCCCCGTCGCCACGGCTAGCCCGCTGGACCGGCTGACCGGCCCGACTGCGGGTAGCGGTTCCTACGCGGCTGCTACGGGCGGCGCTAAGGCCGCTCCGGTGGTTTCGCACCGTGGGCAGTCCCGCTGCGTTCTGCGGGTCACGGTGAAGCACACCGTTAAGGCGTCGTGCCGCCCCGTGAAGGGCTGAGTTCCACTCCAACGTTTACACGCTTTAGGGCCACCCTTCGGGGTGGCCTTACTGCTACCCCTTGAAAGGTGGTGCCATGCCCGGTCCAAGCCCTAAGCCGACGCGTTTAAAGGTCATTGAGGGGAACCCCGGCAAGAAGGCGCTGCCCAAGAATGAGCCTAAGCCCCCTGCCGCTAACGCCCTCCCTGACCCGCCTTCCCGGTTCTCTCGGGACGCTAAGGCTGAGTGGCGGCGTACCGGCCCGATCCTTCACAAGATGGGCCTTATCACGCTCGCTGACCTGCCAATGTTTGAGGCTTACTGCGAGGCGTGGGGCGGCTACGTTGCCGCGACACGCGCGTACGCGTCTGAACCGCTTGTGGAGGGTCAGCGCGGCAACCTTGTGCGCAACCCTGCGGCGCAGATTGCGCGTGACCACTTGGACAAGGCTATTGCGCTGGCGCGTGACTTTGGCATGACGCCTGCTAGCCGGACCCGTATTGACCTGCCGGGGCAGGCTGGCGGGTCTGGCGGGATTGCGGCGGCTCTGGCCTGACGGGGCTGGAACGCTGGCATGCTAAGGTTTGTTCTGTCAGCCAGTTCCTCCGGTTAGACAATGAGAGTTGTTAACAGAATGTCGCTGTGAGGGCCTGCCAGAGTTTTAACGTGGCAGGGGTAAGTATGGGGCTGTAGACACTCCCCCACTCCCTCACGCGGTTGTGCTGCCGGTACCTGTCGCGAACTAAATCGGTAGAAGGGCGAGCGCCTTCGGCGCGGTAGCCCACGGGAAGCCCTTGACGGGGCAGAATTATCCAAGTCCGGTGATAGCCCGTTTAAGGCCGGACGACGGAGCGCCTATAGGCGCGTCAACGCTGGTGCTCCGCTTTTCAAATCCCTTCGGGGTCGGCATTTCGGCTGCCTGCGAATGTGCCGGATGGGGTGCCCCGGTTGTCCTCAGAACGTAAATACCGGGCTTTGGCCCGCTTGGTGAAATGGTAGACACGCGTGACTTAGGATCACGTACCCAAGTGGTGTGGGGGTTCGACTCCCTCAGCGGGCACCAAGTCCGCTGCTGCCCCTTAGAGGGCTGCTGCGGCAATCTTGGCCGGATGGTGGAATGGCAGACACGGCGCACTCAAAATGCGTTGCCTTGACGGCGTGGGGGTTCAAGTCCCCCTCTGGCTACCGGGCGCTATACGCGCCCCTTGGGGAGATAGTTTAACGGCAAAATCACGGCCTCCAAACCCGTTGATCTAGGTTCGAATCCTAGTCACCCCGCTTTGCATGGTACTTCGCTTAGTCGGCCTTAACGAGCGGCTGCCACAAGGCCATGCATGTTCTCGCCTAATAGCATAATGGCCCTACCGTAATAGTGGTGGTGCCTGCCGCATATCATTCCTAACCCGATCCGGACGGCCTAGGGAGACTTGCTGCGGTGGGTAAGTGCGCGTCCAGTGGTGGGCGTGGTGCCGGTTCGATTCCGGCTTAGGCGGCACAGAGTTTGCGGGGTGGGATCGTTACCCACGTCCACGGCAGTTTGCGGGGTCGCTCCCCCGCCGTGGGCTATGGCTTCCCGCTCGGTGATCGGTAGCACAATAGGCAGTGCAACGGATTGTTAATCCGTGGGTTGCAGGTTCGATTCCTGCCCGGTCAGCCAACGCCCTTCGGGCGTTTTGGGCGTGCGTGGCAGGTGCCACAAGCGGCCTGTAAAGCCGTTCCGCTTGCGGGTGGGAGGTTCGATACCTTCCGCGCCCACACAAACGAGAAACCCCCTGCCCTTTCGGGCTAGGGGGTTTTCTGCGTTCCCTGTCTGTCAGGCCCAAACCTCGCCCTCAGCGGGAACCACAGCAACCTCGCTGTCCGGGGTGAGGTTGTTGTAAATGACGCCCTCAGTGGAGACAACGCGGGTGCCCTGCGTGCCGTGCTCCACCGTCTTAACGCGGATCACGCGGCGGGCTGCGGGAATGTGAATCTTCATCCCCGGCTCGATGCTGCGGAGGCTGATTCGGTGGGTGGTCCACTCGCTCATGGTGTTTCCTTCCGGGTTGCTCTTGCTGACAAGGACAACATTACTTAGGTGTGCAAACGCTGTCAAGCGGTTGCGCCGCTTTTTTCAAACTTTTTTCGGGGGTGTGTCGCGGTGGCTGCAACGGTGCGGAAGCCTCGCAAGCGTGACCCCAACTACCTGTCTCGTCGTGACTATGCCGTGAAGCGGCGTTGCGATCAGTGGGGCGTCCCCTTTGAGCGGGTGTCTCGCGCGGCTGTGTGGAAGGCGTCCGGGTGGCTGTGTGGCTTGTGCCGTAACCCGGTGGATTCCCGGCTGCGTTGGCCGCACCCGTTGTCTAAGTCTCTTGACCACGTTATCCCGCTTAGCGTGCCCGGTTCGCCGGGGCACGTTTTCTCTAACTGCCAGTTGTCGCATTTGACTTGCAACACGCGGAAGGGTGGCGTTAACCGAATGTGAAAGGTGGTGCCCTGTGGGTGATGTGTTCCCGGTCTGCGATTGCGGGCATATGGGCGACCACTTTTGCGTTAAGCGCGCGGACCGTGGGCAGAAGTTTTTTGAGAAGATTCTTGTTCACACTAAGGGCCGTTCTGCCGGTAAGCCGTTCATTTTGGACCCGTGGCAGCGTGACGACATTGTGCGACCGATCCTTGGGACGTTGCGGTGGGACGGGTTCCAGCGGCGTTATGTGCGGCGGTTCTCCCTTGGGTGGATTGAACTAGCGCGTAAGAATGGCAAGTCTGAGTTGCTGTCGGGGTTCGCGCTGTATTTCTTGTGCGCGGACGGTGAGGAATCGGCTGAGGTTTACTCTGTCGCGGTTGACCGCGATCAGGCGTCGCTAGTGTTTGACACTGCTAAGCGAATGGTGGAGTTGTCCCCCGCGCTGTCGGCCGAATTGGAGATTGTCGCTTCCCGTAAGCGCATCCTTCACCGACCGACTAACAGTGTTTACACGGTGCTTCCGGGTGACGCGGCTGGCGCGCTCGGTACGAACCCGTCTGCGGTCCTGTTCGATGAGGTTTTGACGCAGCGTGACCGGCACTTGTGGGACGCGATGCGGCAGGGGTTCGGTGCGCGTGCGCAGCCGTTCATGCTTGCGGCCACCACGGCGTCTTACACGTCTGCGGCGTTCTGCCTTGAGGAACACAATTATTCGGTTCGTGTCGCTGAGCGGCGGGCCGATATTGCTCGCGGGTTGCCGTTGGACGATTTGGACCCTGCGCGGTTTGTGTTCCTGCGGAACACGCCTAAGGACGCTGACTGGACGGATGAGGCGAATTGGTTCCACGCTAACCCGGCGCTTGGTTCGTTCCTGAACATTGAGTCGCTACGCAATGAGGCGCGTGAGGCGATGGAGAATCCGGCTGCGCAGAACGCGTTCCGGGTGTTCCGTCTAAATCAGTGGGTTTCGCAGGCTAGCCGGTGGCTCGACATGTCGTTGTGGGATGAGAACGGCCTCAAGGGTGGCCCGGTCCTAGAGGAACATCTAGAGGGCCGGACGTGCTGGGGCGGGCTTGACCTTGCGTCGGTGTCTGACTTTACGGCTTGGGTGCTGCTGTTCCGTGGGACGCCTGAGGACGACACTGCACCGGGTTTCACCGTGGTCCCCCGTTTCTTTGTCCCTAGGCGCTCTGTGGAGCGCCGTAAGGACATGCGGGAGAAGTTTGAGCAGTGGGAAGCGGACGGGTTCCTGACGGTCACTGAGGGCAACACGACGGACTATCAGGTGGTCGAGGACGCCATTAGGGCGGACCTTGAGCGGTTCCGGGTGCAGTCCATTGGGTTTGACCCGTGGAACGCTCCCCCGTTGATTCAGCGCCTTGAGGGTGAGGGCATCACGGCGGTGAAGATTCCGCAGTCTGCGGCACGGCTCAATGAGTCCTGTAAGGCGCTCGATGTGGCGTTGGCGCGTCGGCAGTTGGCGCACGGCGGCAACCCGATTTTGCGTTGGCACGCGGACAACGTCGAAGCGGAGTTCACTCCTGAGGGTTACATGAAGCCGTCTAAGAAGAATAGCGCGGACAAGATCGACGGTATCGCGGCGCTTGTGAACGCGTTGTTTGTGGAACAGGTGCCGGTGGAGGAATCCGGCCCGGTTGGTTTCGTGTCGTTTGACGATATCCCCACTGAGGGAACGAATGTAGAGAGTTGGGGTGAGTATGAGGCGTCTAGGCAGTCGCATTTCTTTGATGACGACGACGATTGGTAACGGTGTTCGCCGCTCTGCCCCTAACGTCTTGCAGGTTGCCGCGCTCGCGTGTGTCGTGGCTGGTTTTTGGTTGCTCTCGCTACCCGTGGGCCTTATGGCTCTCGGGTTGGCGTTGGGCCTTATCGGGTGGGCGGTTGACTAGTGAGCCTCTTTAAGCGGATTGAGTCGCGGGCGGTGGGTTTGACCGATCCGGGCGCGTGGGCGCGCGACATTGAACCGGGGGTCGGAACGACGTTCACCGGGAAGCGTGTAAACGCGCGCACCGCTTTGCAGACTAGCGCCGTGTATTTCTGTACGTCGCTTATCGCTGACGCGATTTCGTCGCTGCCGGTTGACTGTTACCGCACGGTGAAGGGCAAGAGTAAGCCTGCGGCGGTTCCGTCGTGGCTGGCGCGGCCTAACCCGCGCATGACGCCTCAGGATTTCTGGCACCGGGTCATTACGTCAATGGTGCTTGAGGGCAACGGTTACATCTATGTCGCGCGGCTTAACGGCGTCATTGATTCTCTGTGGCCGGTCCAC